TGGCTTCTTCGCTATCGTGGGTACTGTCGGGATAGACTGAGAGGGGACTGGTTTCACGACTTCACCATCGACAATTACCGCAGTGTCGGCAGTGAGGGGTTTGGCTTCAAACCATGGTTTGTCTCGAAAAATGTCGTCCACAGAGGCGGCATTATCCCATGCAAATTCGGCAATATTAATCTGTGTTGCCGTACAACCTAAGTTGTCCATTGCCCACGCTGCAACATCAGGCGTGTCAACGAAGGGAAACATTGGCCCCGGAAAACGTCTCATGATGTCTTCTGACTGCGTCAGTTCATCACGAATATAATCCGTGGCATCTTTCACCCAGTGTTGATGCTCGATGGTGCCAAGAGTACCCGAAGGAATTAAGCGCAGTAGGTTACGGGCCAAACAACCAAGCAAGGGTGTCTGACTATCTGTAACATACAAACAAACGGCTTTTCGCCAGAGTATTTGCGCGCGTAATTCAGTGGGGTCATTCTTGTGCGTGTAATGGAATTTGCTGAGGGCTCGGTAAATGTCGAAACATGAACCGTCGTGTTCCCAGGGGTTTATCCAGTATCGACCTAGAAACCCAACAGGCTGTCCCGCCTCCCGAACGATGATCTTTATGGTAAGACCAAGGTCGGCGCAAACCTCCTCCAACTGTTCCTTTTCCGCATCAGACACATTGTCATCACCACCGAACAAACCTAAATTGTCAAATGCTCGCTGTGGTGACATACCCTGCAGCCGCTTGGCACAGAATATTACAAATGCGTCCAATATGGTATTGAACAAAGAGGTGTCTCCGCCGCCGGACAACCGTGAGCTTCCAGTATAATACCGGACTCCCTTCTCAGTACGCCCTGTTCTGCAGACGAGTCGCTCGTGCAATCGCACAAACTCTTCCACGTACTCAGGGCTGAAGAAGCGCATTCCAAATTTCCTTTCCAACATCCTCAACAAATGGGGTAGTGACCCATCCCATTTGCTGAAGTCGCCTTCTAGGAGTACAGAGGCTGCCCTAGCCAAATTATGCATTTTCTCAGCAACTTGCTCGGGTGTTAAACCGAACGCATACCAACCAGCAGTCTTTTTCACCTGCTCAGTCGCCGCATAGCAGAAGCGACTGTAATTCACACGATGGTGTGCATCTAGATTAGTGATGTTGCG